TATTGGCCAGACCAGCACGAACCAGAGTGTCAAACTTTGAATAGTCTGACTTCTCTTCTTCAACGATAGACTTAAACTCTAATAGTGATTTCATTTATTTTGCAGGTACATTAGATGGTAAAACAGATTTAGAACCACCAAGTTTTGCTATTGCCCTTTTCTTACCTTCGTAAGCTTTATCACCGGCATCAATAGGACTCATGTCATTGTTTGTAGTTGCACCTTGGCGACCAAGAGCACCACTTTCTTGTTCTTTTGATTTCTTCAAATAAGAACGCACAGTACCTTTAGACAACTCATCAAGTTGTTCAAACTCTTCAGATAGTGTAAACTCTTCCAATTCTTCCAAAGAAAAATCTTCTAAATTTAATTGTTCTTCTTGCACTTCTTGTGGTGAACCACCAAACAATGATGCAGCTAATTCTTGTTTACGAGTGTCCAAAGCCTCAAATGCTTTTGCAGACAACATATCAGACATGGTATTCTTTGCACCAATGGCATCGCCTGTTGCAATTTGGTCTATAAATTTTGGCATATATTTCTCCTATTATTTCCTATTTATATTAAGCGCTGACCTCTCAACATCAGCATCTAACTCTGGTGTCTCAGATTCAGAAGGTGTTCTTTCCATAGTGTTATCTTCAGGTGGAACTTGTCCTTGTTGTGCCTGTGCTTGTTCATCACCGGGCTGTGCAACTGGACCTTCTTCTTCTATCTCTTTTTCCATTTGTTCAATTTCTTCATCAGTCATTTGCAATACATTCTTACGAACCCATGCGGCTGAATAATATTTACCAATAAATGGATCTAACATTGTTGCTGTGTTAACTCTCTCACGCAACAACTCGGCATCACGCATCTCGGTAAAGTTATTGTCTTTAATGAAGTCATAGTAGATTTGTTCACTAAAATCTTCATATTCTTCTGTGGTACAAACACCTTTTAGTACCAATTGGATTTTCAATGCATGGTCAAATATCTGTGAAAATTTGTTACGCAAACGATTAACAAATTTAGAAAACTTAACTTCGTCACGAGTAACTTCAGTTGTGCGACCAAGACCCATCATGCTGCCACTATTCGTATCAAGCCTAGAAGCAGGAACATTTAATGCATTTAATAATTTCTTTTGAAAGTATTTTACATCTTCCATTTCACCAAGATTTTGTCCACCTGGTAATGTAGTAATCTCTGTACCTTTACCACCTTCACGGCGTGGTAACCAGAAGTCTTCTAACATAGACATGTGTTTGCGGTCATCACGCAACTCACCTGTACTTGCATCGTAAACCATTTTGTTACGATACTTGGCCATAATATCTTTTAGATATTGTTCGGCCTTACCTTTTGGTAAATTACCAACATCAATATAGAATATACGGCGTTCAGGTGCTCTTGAAATACGGTAGATAACAACCGCATCTTCAATCATTCTTAATTGATTGAGAGCTTTAATTGCTTTATGTAAATAAGAAATGACGAATACATTCTTTGCATCCATCAAACCAGAGTTTACATTAATGATTGCTTCAGGTGCAATACGCAAACCTTGTGTTGCATTTGCGGTAAATGTTTGTGTGGTTGAACCACGGTCATTGTAAACATAGTATTCAGCCAACGATTTAATAATGTTGGCACCAGTTTTTGGATCCCGTTCTTTTTGAATCTCACGCACTTTACGAATCTTGCGTGGGTCAATATAACGAAGCTCTTGAATACCTTTTTTAGGGTCTTTTTCATTAACAACAACATGATAGTATATACGACCATCAATATACCAACGCTTAAATAAATCATCGGCAAGATTACTGAAGTTTAACATCTTTTGGATGTTATTGAACTCTTCAAGAATTTTCTTTTTAATTGTTTCTGGTTGTTTCAGATTATCTAAAACAATCTTTAATACTTCACCATTTTCTGTATGAGTGATTGCTTCGTTAACAATCTCATCAATTGCCATATCACACTCAGGGTGATTTGACATTTCACGATAACGGGTAATTAATTCTATCTCATTGCGAGCAGAACCTTCTAAATCAACATATGTTCCATAGTGAGCATTTTGCGTGATGGTAACTGCGCCATCATCAATTGCTTCCGTAGGAAGTGTGAAAGAAGCTTGGTCAGGTTTTTCAACCTGAACAATATCTTTTTGACCTAGTGTGAAACCGAAAAGTTTTATTGCCATTAAAAATTCATCCTATAAAATAAAAAAAGGAGGCCACACGGTTGACCCCCCTTTTATCAAGCCACTTGGTCAGCTACTGCTTCCCACCATTGATAAGAAAGCGTGATAGTAAATTCTTCAATTGAGTCGTTTGAACCCCAGTCAACATCAATAGGCGCAATGTCTTGAGGAAACATACCAAGAAAACGGTATTTCTTCAATGTAGCACCTTGTTTGCCAAACTGAGTTACATCAGCATCAACTGTATAACTACCAGGACTTCCAGCTAATGGATTACGGATATTAAGAGCATGACTGTTGATACCATTCATCCAACGCTCAAAAGCGTTACGAATAACAAAGTCTTCGTCATTAATGATTGTAATTGTCCAATCGGTGAAACTTCTGTTGCCCGCAAATTTTAATTCACGACCAAAGTATTGAACTGGTACAACACCAATAGTTGAACCAGGTAGTTGAGCTGTTTTGCACATGAAAGTTAATTTTCTCTGTGCGTCTCCAGGCTGAGAGAAGCCAGGAAACGGCATACTCACCTCAAATAAATTTGGGCGAGCGCCATCTCCTACCATCTGAGAGCGGAATTCGTTTACTGAAAATGCCATTTTTGTATCTCCTATCTCTCTATTTATTAGAACCGGCCGACAATTTCATCAAACGAAACACCTGTGCGAACTGCCACAAAGTTAAGTTGAATGAAGTTGACGGAACGTGCTGGTTTGATGTAAATGTCACCAACGAATTGATTAGCATCAATTACATTTGGAGTGTTGTTTGACTCATCGCATACTACACGGAAGTCTGTGATACCACGGCGACCTTGTATGTCACGCAAGAATGGTTCAACCAAGTTGGCAAACTGAGCACGAGTAAATTGGTCGTTGAATTCAAACATTGAACTGCGAGCAGCACGAGCGATTGATTTTTCCAACACGATGAACAGACGGCGAACATTGATTCGGTCAAATACAGAAGGACGATTCAACAATGTTTTGTCGCCAAATAGAACTGTACCTTCGCCTTGGAATGTAACAACAGGGTTAATACCTTGAACATACAAGTTATCACGCTCTGCTTTAGTTGGATTATATGCCAACTTAATAACATTCTTAACGATACCACGATTTAAACCACCTGGTGAGAACCATGGGTCACGCTCTTGGTCTGTACGAGCACAGATACCAGCAATGTCACCATTTAATGGAACATAACGATACACATCGTTGTATCTGTCGTATTGATATTTGTAACCAGAATCTAAGAAAGCGTATGAAGAACTTGTCAAACCTGAACGGAATGAAAGAATGTTAGTTGTTTCACTACCAGCTTTGTCAACAACAGAAGATTTTGGTGGTGATAAGAACACCATAGCATCTTTGCGAGATTCAGCAATTGAAATTAAACTTGCAGCAACCGTTGCATTACCTGGACCAGAAATTATTAATGAAACATCAACAACATCAGGGTTTGCAAAGAAAGCGTATGCAGTAGTAATTTCTGAGTTACCAATTGTACCATCAGCACCTCCAGCCATTGATGCAGAGAATGGTGTATTGATATTGGTAAATGTTTTACCAACGGCAGTTGTTCCCCAATTGGAAGAACCTGGTTGATGTGACGTCCACCAAACATAGTTAGATTTGTCGCTAATAACTGTTTTATAGGAATTAGATGAACCGTCATTAGTTAGTGCATCAGAGGCCTTAGAAACAAAAGCATATTTTTCAAGAACTGTGTTTGCAGCACCACTTGAGAATTGTCCGTCTTCATCAAGAACAATAACATGCAGTTCATCACCAGAGCCACCTAAACCTGAAGTGTACGATGATGTGCCTGGTGCAACACCAAATTGGTCTGCATATTGCCATTTACGCAATACAGCTGTACCAACAGTAACGGTACTTAATGCAGTAGCTGTGATAATTGCAGTTG